TTATCAGACCTATATACAGCCGAAGGGCAAAATATAGAAGTTCGTTTGTATAATAAAACCGATGATGTTTTAGAGTGGTTTGGATATATGAGTCCAAATTTATATTCGAGCGATTATATAACTCCGCTTAATATAGTGGAGATACAGGCAATCGATACTATTTCCGTTTTGGAAAATAAGAAGTACTCTTATATTAATTCTTCCGAGGTCTATTTTAAAAGTTTCAAAGATGTAATAATGCACATTCTTGATATTGCCGATCCCGGAAAGATTCTAAACAAATTGTACTTTCAAAAAACTAATAGAATCTCGAAAGATGTTTCTACTTCTTTGATAGAAGATATTTATATACATGAACGAAACTTCTTTGATGAAGCTAACGAGCCGATGAATAGTAGAGATGTTTTAGAAGAAATCTCTAAATATATCGGTATGACGTTCATTCAGTATCAGGATGCTTATTATATGATCGACTATGATTTTATCAAAAACGACGAGCTTCATTTTTTCGTTTATGATAGAATAAGCGATACATGTGAAAGTATAACAATCCCTTCCGCACTATTGAATGTGCGTAATATTGGCGTATCTGAAAGCGCGGGAAGTATATCGCTTGGTGATGTGTATAATAAAGTATCTGTTGTTGCTAATATGAATCAGATAACCAACTTATGCCCGGAGTTGCTCGACGACGAAAAGGATATAATAAATCAAAACTCTGATCCCAATAAATACTATATATCTAGTAAGGATATAGACGGGAAGAATTACACTCTTCTTAATTCGTTTTTTAAATCTAAAGAGAATTGGGGGTATTTGATACCGAGTTTTTCCTTTCTTGATATTCCGGCGGAAGGTGTTGAAGTGACTATCGACAACGTTAATGATATATATTCCGGTGTAGTATGGCAGAAGTACAGCGAATACACAACAGAGGACGGGGAACCGTCTTCTTTAAGTTGGAAAACCTGCGTTTCATTCTTGCAAGCGTATAATATAATTAGTGCTTCTCGAAAGACTCTTTTAACATTGAAAAACGGAGAGTATTCTTTATTCAAAGGAGGATATTTCATAATAAATATCGCTTATAGAATGTCCGGCTCTTTTCTTCCAAACGATATAATAAAAACGTCCGATGAAGTATACTCTAATACAAAATATGGCGCCGGATTTGATAATACGATGGTTCCTTGCAAATTATATATAGATGATTACTATTATGATGGTGAAGTATGGAGAAATCAAAAGTATTATATGGATCGAGTAAATCGAGGCTATTATAAAAATACGCATAACTTAACTTATAAAGGGGCTACATGGTATAGGTATAAGGATGCATTTGGAGATTGGAGATTTGTAAATAAGGGCGAGTCTGATTCAGCTAGCGGTGAAAAAGCTTCCGGCGGGTTCGAGGATAGAAATAAGGTTTATGCGTATAGGGAAAATGGCGAAGATATTTTTGTCGAAAAATGGTATCACGACGAATGTACGCTTAAAGATGGTTTCTATTTGGTTCATATAAACAAAGAAGGTGATAAAGTTTTCGATGATGAAAAGAGATTAACGAATACTGTTAGTTATAGATTTAATTTGTATGACTCAACGGACGGAGTCGCGATTAAACTTCCAGATGATAAAATACTATGTGGAAAGATACGCTTTGAAGTAAGCACTCCTAATCATTTAGGAAAATATCCTATGTATCGAACGGATGGAGGCTGTCACCCGTGCACTGCTTTTCATATATCCGATTTCACATTTAAGTATACTAACAATAAAGTTACATACGATATATTTAATAATGCAGTTGACGACTCCGACGTAGTTTACAGCAACGTGATAAACGACAATAATGTAACAGAAATGGACGACATCGAACTACTAATCAACTCAAACGCAAAAAATATTTCTTCTTACTCAAATTGCGCTACCAAATCAGGGGATAAATTTGATTATTTAAAAACGGTATATAGCCCGTTGCACGATAAAAATGTATTGCCGGAACAAATACTAATAGACAAGTTTTATACACATTATAAAGCTCCTAAATTTAGATACAGCAATAATTTGAATCGTGGCTTTTCGATACTGTCTAGGATTTATGAAAATTCCCTCAAAAGAGAAATGATAGTAGATCAAATGAGTATTGATTACGCAAATGAAAGTTGTAACGTATCATTAATAGAAACATGATAGAAGTAGAAAATAAAAAAGTGCCTCATTCGTTTCGGAATAAGTATTTACGCAATTCCAGTTCGGTAAGTATTAGTACAACAACGCCAACGCCTATAAATGGCGGTGGCGTTGATCTTAACGTATTAAAGATGGACGATGGGCGTACATCATCCGATAACAATGTATTTTCATCTCTTCGTTCCCTATTTGAAATAAAGTCTCGTATTATTGCTCTGACCGATAATAATACGGCACCGACCGACGATAATACGTTTTCTTCTTTGCGCATAAGGCAGGAACTAGATGCGGCTATCGACTCTTTAAAAGACTCGTATCTATCCAAAACAGCACCAGACGAAACGCAATTTCTTATCAAGTTGCTAGGTGGTTTAATCGTTGACAATGGGCTAGACGTAACGAAGGGTATTTCTACGGATACGTTAACCGCAACGACGGTAACAACGCAAATACTCAACGTTCTTGATAAACTGATTGCCAAATCAGCGACTTTTTCCGGTGATATATCCTCAAATGACTACACAGAAGGCTTAATCGGTTGGTTAATCGGCAAAGACGGTCGTATAGATGCAAAATCTCTTCGTCTACGTGATTTCCTTGAAGTTCCTGAATTACGCTACAACCGCGTATCAATCGTTTCGGGTGAAGAGTGGAACGCTCCGGGCGGCGGGATCATCGAACGTATAGACGAATCAAATCGGATTATCTACCTTAAACTCGAACCGGGCGAAATAGCAGAAATAGAGGTAGATGATATTTGCAAAGGTATATTCAACGACTCAACCGGATTTCAAACCGCTTATTTTCGTATTACTGAAAAGATCGGTGATTCCACGTTTAAATATGCGCTTCGTTCTGGTACAACCGCACACCCTTGCAAGGCTATGCACTTCGTTTCGTATGGTAACTTCACAAACAAAGAGCGGCAAAAATCGAGCTACTCGACACAAAGCTATGTCCGTTACCTGACAGGTGTAGACGGTTGGGAGATTTCAAAGGAAATGATCGCTATGCAGTTGGGCGACTTGTCTAACTTGAAATTGTTTGGTATCGAAATGACCGGACATAGTGCGTATCTCCGCAATGTGTATATGACCGGGACTATCAAGCAATTATCTAACGACGGTATAACCGAAGTTCCCGTACCTGCTTTCAAAGGAGTATGGACGCCGGGCACATATTGGTACTATGATGAAGTTGTATGCAATGGCAGTACATGGATATGTATTGCAGACAAAACAATCCAAGAACCAACAGACAATTCTACTGATTGGCTTAAATATGTCTCTAAGGGAGAAACGGGTGTCAAGGGCGACAAAGGAGACAAAGGCGATAAGGGTGATAAGGGTGCAACCGGGGCAAAAGGCGACAAAGGTGATACAGGACCGACCGGATCACAAGGTATTCCCGGCACATCACAGTATTTTCACGTGAAGTACTCCGCTAATGCGAACGGTAATCCGATGTCTGACACTCCGAACACTTATATCGGTACGGCGGTAACAACTAGCGCGACCGCTCCAACTGGATACACTTCTTATAAGTGGGTGCAGTTGAAAGGCTCTCAAGGTCCTAAAGGAGATCAAGGTATTGCCGGACCAACCGGAGCCAACGGACAAACTTCTTATCTGCATATCAAGTACTCGGACAACGGTACGACGTTTACTGCTAACAACGGTGAGACGCCGGGCGCATACATCGGACAATACACCGACTTCACGGCGGCAGACAGCAATACGTTTTCCGCTTATACTTGGACGAAGGTCAAGGGCGACAAAGGAGACAAGGGTGATAAGGGAGATACGGGTGCAACCGGAGCAACTGGAGCAACCGGGCTTCCCGGTGCTCTAATCCGTCCGCGCGGCGAGTGGAAAGCAAATACTAACTATGTTAACAACACGCAGTATCGAGATACTATCATCTACAACGGTAATACTTATTCGTGTCGTGCGGATCATAATTCCGGTTCTTCTTTCGATGTAACGAAATGGACTTTGTTTAACGAATTTATAAATGTCGCTACGCAGTTGTTAGTAGCTCAAAATGCGACGATCGACATATTAGGAACATCGGGTTTATTCGTCGGTAATCTATCAAAAACGCAAGGTTGGTTAATGACAGGCGGTTCGATTAAGCACAATATAACCGGGCTTGAATTGACAGCAGACGGGAAATTATCACTCCCTAAAACAGGTGCGATATTGGTTGGAGGGAAGACGTTTATCAGTGATGGAAAGATCGTCGCTGATTTTATCGATGTAAACAAACTCGTTGTAAAACGAATAGAAGCTGTTGATGGCACTATTGGAGGCTTTAAGATTTCTGCTAATAGTATAGGGACAGGTTCTACTAGTATACCAACTATAGATAAAAAGGAGATGTTCCTTTACGATGATATGATTGGTTTTAATAGTAAAAATAGGCAAGTTATTGTAGGTCCGTTTAGTACAATGGGAGTCGATTATTTAGGAAGATTCTACGATCACCGTTCAAGACCTTATGATATAAATAGGGGTGTATCTATTAGTGTAACCGGAGGACGAGATAATATAGCACTTGCTATTGATGGTGGCATTGTAGTTGATGGTCAAAGAGGTATTGATGAGTTTTTCAGCTGTGCTGCCGTTTGGAATAATGGAAGGCAGCAGACTCGCGTGTTGCAGTTTAAAAATGGCATTTTATATAATGCATATTGGGGATAATAATCAAATCACATAATTATGAAAATAGACTTTAGAGAAATTCAAGTAAAAGACATCGAAGGGAATAACAGTACCGTCGATATTGCAAAAATGTTAGGAAATGCGATCTATCAGAAAACCGCCGATTTGGGCGAGTTGGAATTAGCTCAAAACATCTACAAGAACGGTGAGGTAGAAGTATCTCCCGAACAGGCGGAAAGTATTAAAAAATATGTGAGTACGGGGTTCGTCGCTTTTGTTCAGGTAGCGGTTAATGAGGCTTTATCGGTAGAATAAGAGCTACCCAAAGCGATATGAAATACATAAAATAAAAATATGGACGAATGGTTAAAAATCATAGGAGCGTTAGGAGGATTAGAGGCGATCCGATTTACTGTTACTTTTCTAGCGAATCGAAAAACGAACGCTAGAAAAGAAAAGGCTACGGCGGATTCTATGGAACTTCAAAATTTACTTTCTATCATTGACAATCTAAACAAGCAGATCGAGCGGTACGACGAACGATTAAAACAACGTGATGAGAAAGTAGATACGATTTATCGAGAATGGAGAACCGCACAGGCAGAGGCGCAAAATTGGATGCGTAAATACTACGAGCTTGAATTAGCTTTTAAGGATGCGGAACACAACCGATGTGATAGACCAGACAGCGAGTGCAGCCGGAGAACTCCGCCGCGTAGACCAATTACAATTAATAATCAAAATAAAGAAGAAAGCAATGAATAAAATAGATTCGCTTATCATCCATTGTTCGGCTACGCGCGCCGGGCAGAATTTGACCGCAAAAGACATTGATCGTATACACCGGGCACGCGGATTTAACCAGATCGGATATAACTATGTTATCCGGATTGATGGGACGGTAGAAAAAGGGAGATCTTTAGCGGTTGACGGAGCGCATTGTAATACGAAGGGTTTTAGCGAATCTTCGTATAATAAACATAGTGTTGGTATTTGCTACATAGGTGGTTTGGATGCAAACGGAAAGTCTGCAGACACAAGAACGATCGCCCAAAGAGCGGCTTTGCGCGAGTTGGTTGCTAAACTCTGCAAAGAATATGAGATAATCGAGGTTCTCGGACATCGTGATACTTCGCCCGATCTGGACGGAAGCGGAGAGGTAGAGCCGAAAGAATATATAAAGGCGTGCCCCTGTTTTGATGTACGCTCCGAGTTCCCTAATTTCTTGCGTAATACAGTAGTTCGACCATGAAACGGCTAGTTTATATTATTATACTGTTAATATTAGCGGCGTGTTTTACGTCTTGCCGAACCCAATATATCCCGGTTGAATCCGTTCGCACTGAATACAAAACGCGCGATAGCATCCGGATTGATAGTATCTATCAGCGTGATAGTATTTATACGCTCGTAAAGGGTGATACAGTCTATCAGTATAGATATAAGTATCTGTATCGCTACTTAACAACGAATCGCACCGATACTATTCTTAAAAACGATTCTATTCGTGTGCCTTATCCGGTCGAAAAGAAGTTGAACAGATGGCAAAGTTTAAAGATGGAGCTAGGCGGATGGGCATTCGTGCTGGTTATTGCTTGTGTGATTGGATGGTTGACTTATCGTTTGAAAAAGAAGTAGAAGATTACTTGTTAACGAACAGGTAAAAGGTCTTTAATTTTTTGATATGAGGCATATTATTTAGTTGTGAGTTCTAAGTTTAAATTCATCTTTTTTTTAACAGCTATTGTTTTTTTTGAATAAATAATTACTTTTGTGGTAAAATTGTAACCTGTGTTCAATTCTAGTTACTTATTTTATATAAAATCTATAGCTAATATAATACAATGGAAAATATGGAAAACAATCCCAAAAACTGGTTTGTACGAATTTTAATCATACTTTTTTGTTTAGGTATTGCTAGTATGATTTTTTTTAATTTTTTTTGTGTTGAACCATATGGAGAATTTAAGAATGGGATATTTTTTCTATTATCTATATTACTAATTCTTGTTCTTGCAGAATCATTTGACAATTTCTCAATCGGTCAAATTGTATCAATTAAAAGAGAAATAAAAAATAAAGAAAAGGAGAATAAAAAATTGGAGCAGAGGAATACCGAATTAATTTCTCATATAATATCAATAACAAATACGCAAACTCAAAAACAACAAAGCACAAATATTTTTGGAGATTATTATTCTGATAAGCCAAATGTTTTACAACCTGTAAACAATGATACTGTTCAAGAATTAATTGACAGAATAGGCAACTCTGTAGTTATCGCAGACATAGAAAATAACATTAAAAAAGAACTTGTAGAAAAAGGATTTGATATAACAGGGGAAACTACTAAAGTATTGTTAAGGCATTTAGCAGGAAGCCAATTGCTTTTAACTTTCGAGAAAATTAATATAGCTATTTTCGGCAGCCAGATACGTTTATTGAGGTTGTTAAATTCTTCTGATGGAATTTCAGAAGAAGATGTATCTCAATATTATAGTAAAGTTAGACTGCAATTTTCTGAAATATTAAACAGTTGGGAACTAGGGGACTATTTGTCTTTTTTGTATAGTAGTATGTTAATTATTAAGCAAGATAATAATATATATATAACTAATTTAGGTGTTGAATATTTGGTTTGGATTACGAAGAATAGAATAAAAGAGGATAAACCATTATAATTAGTTTCAAATTAAATTTAGTATACAATAGATTTCCTAATAGCAATTCTCATGCTTTAGTAAAATGCTAGAGTCATTAATCTTTATGTTCTCTTATAATTAGTAGAATAATATTCAAATTGAAAAATAATTTGTATGCAGACGTGAATGTCTGTTATATCATCTCTCTACGGGAAAAGTTGTTAATTTCCGAAAGTGAGAGACAATACGTTATTTACTCCAAAAGGAATGAGCCTAGACTAAGTGTCGTTGGGGCTTTTGGATGTATGTTATTAAGCATATCCTGTTTAACTAATTTATTTGCAAGGAGTGGGTATTTTTGCATAGATTTTAAATTTATGAATATGGCATGTATTACTGTAAGAAAACCTAAAGGAAGATGCTGTAAGTATTCTGATTATTTCGATGATTTATTTATAACCGACTCCATGAGTAGGGATGATAAATATATCGTTATTATTAATCATTATAAAAAACACGTCTCTTGTGATTCTGTTTTAAATGATACGGAAAAATCTACAACGATAGATGATGCGATAAGATTGGCGGCTAACGCTAGAGATACGAGAGGGCATAAACATAGCCATCAGCGACGTATTAATACCGATCATTTATCGAAGTTTTGCGATAGAATTCTTTTAATGAAAGATGAAATTAAAGAAGTTCGTAGTTTTTATGAGCTATTTAAAATAATACAAGATTGTAAGGTAGACAATATAGGAGAGCTTTGCATATATGATACCTCGCATCGGATAGGTGCATTTTTAGGGATATTTCCAGATGCGATCTATTTACATAGTGGAACCAAGAAAGGAGCAAATGAAGTATTAGGGAAAATTAAAGGTATTCGAGTTTTGAAAAATATGTTACCCGCTCCTTTTCAGAGGGATGATTTATCCAATTCAGAAATAGAGGATATTCTTTGTATTTATAAAAACTTCTTAAAGAAGTAATACGAGAAAGCCCCGTAACAGTGCTGATTGTGGGGCTATAAGTGTTTAACCTGGTTAAAGCGATAACGAATTAATATAGTCTATTACTTTTCTATTCGCTTTATCTATTTGCTCTAAATCGTAATCTATATAAATTCCGGTTGTTTTGCATCCGAACTCATGCCCCAAAGCTAAAGATATTACATCTTTCGATATTCCTATTTTATGCGCTATTGTAGCCCATGTATGGCGGGCCCAATACGAGGTGATGTCGGGAAATAAAATATCTCTAATCTTTTTCCCGCCTAATCCTTTTCGTTCGAAATTTCCCAGTTTTTGCAAACCTCTATTCATTGCTGCCATATACTTTCTATAATTGTAATCGTTGGTTTCGAGCGTGTTTAGTAGAAATTTATTTCCTTTATACCTGTTTATTATCTCCATTGCTTCCGGTTCTACTTTGATAGAGTATAGCTTTCCGGTTTTTTCTCGTTTATATTCTATGCGTCCGTCAACTATTTGTTTGAGGTTAAATAAGTCTATTGCGTTTATTCCGATTAGATAAAACATAAGCATGAATATGTCTTGATACTCTTTTTGATATTCTTCTCCGTTGAAATCTCTTAGGGTAATAAGTTGATCCGGTTTTAACGATCGTTTTCTAGTTTCCTCCCTTTCTATTGTGAACTTTCTAAATGGATATAGTTCCGTTTCCTCATTATCTATCGCGTGATTGAAAATCGCCCTAATATTCCTTAAATGGATTGAAATCGAGTTTGTTTTTATTCCGGTATCTTTTAGCCATTTATTGAACGATTCTAGCCATTTCTTTGTCATTGTTTCAAATGTACAGGTTGGATCATAGGTGAGAATCTTATTTTTTGTCGCTTTATATAAAACGATTGTATTTTCCTTTGATTTTGTTGCTACAAACTCGTCTATGTAGCTTACGAAAGTTTTACAGGTCGATTCGTTTTTGATAGATTTTATAATGTAGTCTTTTAACGCTTTATCGCTCATTCCTCTTAACTTCTGATTATCGTCAAGTATAACAAGTAACATTTCAACACGATTAATGAGATTCCGAATCGCTACGTTCTTAGTTTTATGATTCTTTGCGTTCTTATTATACTCTGTGCCCGTCCATGTTTCCGGCGTAGCGCAAAAATCAGTGCATAACATTATTTGTCCTTTGTGTCTGACTTGTAGCTTAACCGGAAATGTACCGTCTTTCTTTTCTCTGCGGGTGTCTAAGTAAAAACTAACTGTTGCCATATTATTATCATTTTTAGTATATATACGCAAACAGCGTATAAACGGGATAGCGCGATAATAATGCAAGATGAAAATTTGCATTAAATTTGCATTTTTTCTTTTGAAAATACCCGTCAATAACGCCTAAAAACGATACTTTGATATAGATATAGGGCAATAAAAAAGCCCCTTACTTGTTTGTAAGAGGCTGATAATCAGATAGTAGTGGGTACGAGAATCGAACTCGTATTACATGCGTGAGAGGCATGTGTCCTAACCGTTAGACGAACCCACCGGAGTTTGATAGATTTAAAAAGAGCCAAGTCTATAAAACTTAGCTCTTTTTATTTTGAGATTTTGCGGAAGCTGGGGGATTCGAACCCCCGGTACCCTTACGAGTACGTCAGTTTAGCAAACTGGTGGTTTCAGCCACTCACCCAAACTTCCTTGAACCCGCATTCTCTCTCAAATGCGGTG